CATTTCAAATGAGATAGAATGAGGCCAGTGCTGATTTAAAAACTTTAAATTTTTCTCAATTTGTGTCCACTTTCCACCATTACGAATATATTCAAAACATTCATGTGTGTGTTCTAAAGAAATGTTCCAGAGAATACATTCTGCTGGTCGTTTAAGAAGATCATTAATAAACGAAGCACTTTCTAGGTCTGTGGTCAGATTAGTAATCATACTAATACGAGTGTTTTCAGGCAACTGTTTGAACAATACATGATTAGGTTTCATTAACAGCGGTTCTCCGCCTACTAATAATATTTCTCTAACTGTATCAGCTCGATCAAGAATAAACTCTAATAGTTCATCGTTATATTCTCGTTTAACCGAAGCATTGTCTACTCCAGCAACTTTGGCCCATTTAGAACTAAATCTCGGATCGCAGTATACACAGGACAAATTACAAGTATTATTCCAACGTATATCCAGCATACTTAAATTATCAACATCAATAGCTGGATAATACTCTAAATAGTACTGTCTAATACTACTAAATCCTTGCTGTTCAGCATGTTCGCATCCTGCACAATTTGAATGTACATGACCGTCAAGCAAAGACTGTTTTATTTCTTCTAGTTTGTTGTTTGCTAAAATATCTTGGAGAGATTGTTTATTTAGATTTCCTAATGAGGTTCGTCCAATACAGCAGGTTCTAACGTTGCCATCTTCACGTACAGTTAGACCGTTCCATGGTGCTGAACAGTAGACATCCATTACTAATTCTTTAAGCCAGCCAGCATGTTCTTTAGTTTACTACTATCCATTTGCCCGCCTACCTTAGGAGTATCTTCTACTTTAGTTGTAGATGAAGTTGTTTTGATCTTGTCAAGAATGCCCGAGCCTGCGCCTTCCACAGGACCACGTTCTTGTCCTTCTTCACCAGGATCAGTAATACGCAAACTTTCTAAGTTAAACTCTAAGTCTACTTTTTGTCCAACTCCACTTGAACTACGTGTTTTCATCAACTGTATTTGATAGCGTCCACGCTCACGCATTGCTCTACTTGTAAAGATACCAAACACATTATCTGCTGTATTAATCTTACTCAACCCGCCTGCAATATGCGAATGGTCAAATTCAATTTCTTCAACTGCACTACGGTTCAACTGCGATGCTGTAATCATTAATATATGAAACTCTTTTGCTAAGTTACGTAGTTCTTCCGACACATATTTGTCTTTAACAAACAAATCATTAGGACTTACTTTAGCACTAACTGGCATAACCAAATCCAAATAGTCAACCATAACAAAGTCAATTTTCATACCTGTTTGAACCTGTAGCTCTTTCAAGTAACTACGAAGCTGGTTAACATTGCTTTGTGCTGGCATGTATTTGATTCTAAACTTGCCGCTTTTCTTGCCTGCAAGTTTAATCTTCATTTCCAGTGTGTCCATGTCTTTGAAGATTTCTTTAGTGCTGGTGTTTGCTACCATTGCATCCATACGCATTGCACAGAGTTCTTCACTAAGTTCTAGTGTAATAAACACACCATTCAACCCTTGTTGTACCCAGTTAATGCTGATGTTTTGCATAAACAAACTCTTACCACTGCCTGAACCGCCTGCAAATATATTAAGCTCGCCTCTGTTCATACCACCAAACAAACGCTTGTCTAGTGTGGGCCACCCGGTACTTACCTGTCCGTTGTTTGATCTAATACTTTCTAACCTTCCACGAGGATCCTCAAAATAGTCTGTACCCATGTCTTTGGTTAAACTTATCTGCACTGCGTCTTTGATTAGTTTTTCTACAGGATCATATTCACCTTTTTCAAGTAGGTCTGCACTTCTTAAAATCGCACGTTCTAGCTCTTGTCTACGTGTAAACGATTCAAACTCTTGCATGAACCAATCATAGTGTTCTTCATGTAAGTCTGTGTGCGACTTTAAATCCACACCTGTTGTAGCACGAATCTGATCTGCGGTGGGCATTGCTTTGTGTTCGTCTGTGTGCTTTTGCATAAACTCAGCCGCTTCACGCAAACTACGATCAAAGTTAGTGGCATTAAAGATGTTTTGCACCCGCACAAATGTCTGAGCATCGGCCAACATCATTTCCAAAAACAACTTTTGCAGTTCTGTTGTATATTCTTTAGTCGAAGAATTCGTCATAGTATTCCTTTAACTCTAAAACACGGGTTGGGAAATCATCTAGTCCATAACAAACCAAATCAACTTCTTTAATTCTCAAGTGTCTTTGTATTATAGCTTCATATACCACACTTCGTAAAGAAAAATTTAGAGTAGAATCTTCATTATCTTCGTCAATTGCTTTTATGAAGTTGCTAACTTTGTCATAGTCTTTGAGTAGTGTGTCGTTATTTGTATTCCATTCTGTCACAAGATAATCAAATGCTTGTTGATTTATAATGTTTAATCCTAATGTAGCGAATATCTGTTCTGCAACTGCTCGAGTATCAACAAACAAGTTGTATGCATCAAAACAAGGAACATCTCGATCTTCTAGAAAACTCTTTTGCCAAACAGTTTTATCATAGAAATAGTCAATATATTGACTGAGATATTCACGTTTTTGCCATTGTACCAGATCGTCAAATCCTTGTGCTTGCACATTCCATCTTTTAATATCTTTAGTAGGCGAAAAAATCTCTCGAGCATTTCTGTCAGTAACACTGTTAACGATTGTAAAGTTTGGATCAACAGCACTAACGTATATACAAGTTTCTTTTTCTAGTAGATCATACAAGTCAGTGATCTCTGCATCCTGTGAAGGACATATTGCTTGCACTACCATAGGACCTGTACGTGATAATGACTTTTTAACTTCTGCTAAATTTACACAAGGCAGTTGAGGGCTCATCGATACTCGTAATCCGCCGCGTTGACTGCGATTGTATACATCCATATAAAATTGTTCGCCATAGTCAACGCCAAAGTCAGAAGCATAACGAATCAATGCTTCTACCAACAACAAAGAACTACTAGGAAAACCAATTATATAGATGCGTTTATTCATTAGCTAATCATCTCCAAAACACAATCTGCAACCCAACGGTGTGCTTCTTTTGACACCATGTTATCCCCAAACTGTTGTTCTAAGTTAGTGGTTAGGTTTAACCAATCACTTTGACGTATGGTCAACAACAGTGTGCGAATACTATTTAATGCCGCACGAGCTTCAGTGAGTGTAGTTTGTTCTGTGGGCCAAATAACTGCTTTAGCGGCGTCACTGAGTCCTGAAATATCTTCTGTGTTGTTAGGTGGAAGAGGAATATCTAAGAACGCAGGATCAATCAGTAGATCGCTGGTCAAGTGAATAACACGCTTACGCATATGAAATGCCATGCTGTCCAACAGTGGCAAAAACTGACTTAGTTTATAGTACTGATTAAACAATGTGTCTTTGGGATTGGTTTCGATGTGCGTTACTGTGTGATCTGGATAGTACCGCTGATTGCCAGCGCCACACCATTCAACAATGATTAGGTCTGCGTCTGCATCTAGCAAGCTAACTGCCGCACGTAAAAATGTGTCTTCGTTTGAGCTTCGATGAAAGCCTTGGTTGACTCCAGGAATGCCCAAGTCCAAATGCAATAGCCATCCGTAGTTGTCAACATTCTGATCTGGTAGATAACGCCCACAGGTAAAGGTACTGCCGTGGGCATGAATCTTTTTATACATTGATTTTTCTCCTTAATTTTATCTTCAGTGGATTAGATTCTACACCACTAATAATACTTCGTAGTACAAATAGTTTTCCTAGATTACAAACTGCATCGTTGATATCTTTATAGTCGTTTTGCCACACAGGAAAGCTAACATTCCAACCATAATTGAGTGCGGCACGTACAAGTCCTTGTCCTGCATCATCTTGATCAGGTACTACAATAACCTGCTTGTCTAAACTTTCTATTAGATCTGCTTGTACATCGCTGATGTTGTTGCCCAGTGTAGCAACACCGTCAATGGCGATAGCATCAAACGGACCTTCGCATACAATAACAATACGACTGGTGTGTAGTTGTTTATCTAAGTTAAACACCAGCTTGTTTTCATAGTTGTTATGGTACTTGGGTTTGACCTTAGGATCAAATGCACGGGCTGTATAGCCCATTGTGCGATTGCGCCATGTGATAGGAACTATCACACGACGATGTAGATTATAGGATTCTTCTGGTGTCCACAATAAATCATATGTAGACAAGTCAACACCTCGATCCTGTGCATAGTCTATTGCATGTTGCATTTCATGTGGAAGCTCGTTGTACAAATTAACGCATTCACTGAGATTGATTGTGTCTTTGGGAAGGTCCCGTGGCTTGATAACGATTTCTTCTTTGGGCTCTTCCGCAATGTCTTCAGGTGCAATAAGATCCTTAATACGCATAGCTTCAATGACTAAACGTTTAACAGTGTTTTCGTCTGCGCCCATCCAAGACAGTAACTTTTTAAACTTGTAGTTTAGATGCCGTCCTGGAGTGTAGTTTGATTTGAACGAACAGTTAAAACAGTGATAGTTTACTACACCTTGCCCATTGAAGATTAGTCCACCGCGACCTCTAGTGTCGGGTGTTTCGCCGTTGTGTACACAACAGGGTGCGTTAAAACTGATCCAGCCAGTTCCAGATGTTTTGCGTTTTGCAGGTAATAGGCTGGTTATTGCGTCTTGTACTTCTGTCCACATTATAGTAATATAGCACGGTTTATACTAAAGAGCAAGTAGTTTTTCAATGTATGTTTCCAATTTATTTGCTCTGGCATTTTGAATAGCAACTTGATCCTTGTCAACATTGCGAATAAAATTGTGTTTTCTAGGATCTAAATCGCAATAGTTTGCTTCTTCTATTAGTCCGAAAGATGTTGGAACTTGATATTTTTGTTTAAGTGCTTCTAATTCAGAATAATATTCTACTGAGTCTCTCCAAGTCATACCAGTTTCTTCGTATTTCCAAATTGGCATGCCGTTCTCAGTGACCCAAGTATATCCATATTTTTCAGCATCTCTATCTATACTACTGGTATACGATGCTGTACCTAGATTTCTCTGTAAAGTCAAAGGATGCCAACTCCAATTCGGAATTTCGTTGTCTACATACCAACGATGCCAATTTAAGTAATCTTTTCTAGTGTCTCCTGGTAGACCACAAATCATACTGCATCTAAAACTAACATGTTTTTTCCAAATGTCATGACGTAACTTAACAAGGTAATCTTGAGCATGTTTAAAACTCCAAGGCTTGCCTACAAACATTGCCGCACGTTCATTGAATGATTCGATTCCAAAGTAAGCCGCAACAAAACCAGATTCAGCCATTAGTTCTGGAGTTTCTGGATGAGCCCAGAGTAGATCAGCTCTTGTAAATGAAGTTACGTTAATTTGAAAAGGTAAGCGTTGTGTCATTTCATAGAATGCACGTACCTTGTCTGGATCGTCGTTAAATGTATCATCTGTTAAGTTATAGTTAATGATTTTATATTTTTCATAGTTGTCAAGTAATTCTTCTTCTACTAGTTCCATACTACGCACATATTCATTCTTTTTCTTACCAATATTAGGAAATGCACAAAATTTACATTTAAAAATGCATCCACGAGCAATTTCAATAGGAAGACTTTCTCCGGGAAGTATACAATCACGTTCGTGCCAACGATGAGTATTTTTCTTAATGTCATATTCTTCTTGCGTTTGCTCTCTGACAATTATGTTGCCATTCCTTTTTTCAAATTTAGGTGCTGGACCTTTTCTAAAAATAAAATTTAAGAAATTTGCAAACGTATTTTCAGAATATCCGTAAAAAACATAATCAAATACTGATCTATTTGGATACCTTTTTGTTACAAAACTACTAGCGGCGCCGCCTCCAACAACTTGTATCCTAGGTGATATCTTTCGTATATAAGGCAATATTTTTTCAACAAATCGTCTGGTTTCTCCAGCTGTGTGCTGTTCTTGTCCCATTGTCGAGTATCCAACTACTCTAGTAGATTTAGAGATAAATTTATCTAACAGTTTGAATACTTGTGCGTCAGTCATCTGAGGCACAAAGTCAACAACCTGTACTTGATAGTCTAGTGTTCTTAGATGATAGGCTAGTTGACCCAAACTCATTGACCTTAGGACTCGTTTAGTGCCGTTAACACTGCCTAATAGCAAGACTTCGGTTTCTATCATCCTTGTACACCTGCCTGCAGAAATAACTCTGAATATAAAACCATTTCATCAGGATCTGTGATAATATCGTGTACACGATCCCATAAACGTATGCGAGCATCTAAGGACATAAGTGCGGCTTGTTCTGCTTCGTGTATTTTAACGGGGTCATGCTCACACAGTGTTTCTACCATATATATTGCGGCAGGTCCATGTTCGTCTCCATCCAGGTCAATGTGACGTTTTAGATAGTAGTGAAATTTGGGTGCATCGTGTGCAGTAATCTGCATTTGATCTAATATACTTTGAAACATTCCTGGTATTAGTGTTTCACGACCAAACGCAAATGCACCTGCAATCTTCCAAGGTTCTCGACTGTCAATGATACTAAATGTTGTACGCATAAAACTAGCACTTGCAGGAGGAACATGCGAGTTTTCCATTGCGTCATCAAATCCGCTCGATCTTACCAGTTCAATAAAAGATTCAAAGTTACGTCCGTTTGCACCAATTTCTAGCATTGCCTGTGCGTACAAATCATGATGTGTTATAGATCCATGACCTCCCATGTCAATATCACTTTCTTCGCCCAGTACTATTTCATTAATAATACGAGCAAGTCCTGCACGAGTCCATGGTGTAGGCACCCAACATTCTGTGCTTGGGCATACATGGTGTTGTAAGGATTTAATGAGACTCATAAAGTCCCAAACTGCATACACGTGATGTTCCATAAAAACGTGTAGCTCGTCTAATGTTTTCAAACAGTCACCAGTAAATAACGGGTGAGAACTAAGACGAGCTTGACGCTCGTGAATACGATCAAGATTTAATTTCATTGGGATACCTATAACTTGCTTAGGTATTTAAGTGCAAATTTTAATGCTTTAAAATTTTACGCCTGTGGTAAGAAACCTTCATTAACATGTAGATCCAGACTCATGTTAAAGTTGTCATCGCTGTAAACAGGAGCCTCTACACCGTTGACTGTGCCTTTGATAGCCAACGTATATCGCATTGCGTCTAAAGACGCAAGTTCTTCTTCTGTAAATGTGACTGTTCCTTGTCCATTTACAGCATCATTCACTGTTAGTGTTGGATTAAAAATCGTTTGTCCTTGATCAGGGTTCATAACAGCAACCACAAACGTGTAGTTGGTTACGTCTACTTTCTTCTGATCTTGGTTTAAGAATCTCACCTGCACAGGATTATCCGTACCCTTGTACAGTTCAATTACGTGGTTATACACTCGGCGCTCCTGTCTGTTTGTTATGCTCATATCCGAAATAATAATTCGAATTTTTGGCGTATATAAATAACTGTGAATTACTTGCATGGGCTTTTTTATCGCTCTGTTTTAACTATTTATAAGAAAATTGTATACGCAACAAAACATCACTGAGCTCTTAGAGCAATATCCATTTTTAACATACCTAGTATACGGCGGGTTGGAGTATATCGGTGTGATCCAAAACTCAGACGAGCAGATCACAACAATGTACGACTATGGTAAGCTAAGAACTAGAGAAGATAAGATGCATTTCTTAGATCTAGCAGAAATTTGGTGGTGGGAATCAAATCGTATGATTCCTATTAATATTTTCTTAAAACAAGACTGGGAAAAGTTTAAATCTATTATTCAAACTATGAACAGCAAAGACGTAGACATACGCTTTGGTCCCACAACAAACATGAAAACACTAGGTCAGAAACGTACTAAACGTCGCAGTATTACGCTAGTTCGCAAGACTGATTAAGTTCATATTCACTACAACTAGATTCGCATATGCTACACTGTGCGACTTTTTAAAATAATACCCATCATCTGTGGGCTTGTCCCAAACAGTTTCAGCAACTTCACACCAACGTTTGCCTATTAAATGTCGTTTGCTTGGGCGTATCACTGCCAGCAACATTGCTAGTCGTGGCACAGTGTCTACCATTTCAGGCATACGAATCATTGTATCATAGTGATCGCTTATATGAATTAACTGCTCACAGAACTCACGTTCGTAGAGTCGTTCCCACTGTGGAGGAGTGGTCAACAGTTCTGTTAGGTGTGCTTCGTCTCTAACTTGATTGTACACATGCACGTTGAGTAGGTCTAGTTTAATATAACCACGATCTTCGCTGGCTTTGTGATCTATAGAGCAAAGTCCGCTAAAAGGATCCACAGGAACGGTTTGAAAGTAAACACCGGTGTTATGTTTTACAATCTCGCCGTTTCTGTGTATACTAGCTGGTGTGTGCTTGAGTATGTCTAGTACTCGAGTACGATCACCAAAGTCAATATCAATATCACTTTTAAATTTGTTCATTTTTATGTTTTGTTTCGTCACCGGTTAAACTTACTGAATTACCTTGTTGTATATTAGTAACATAATCTTGTAACCATGTCAATGCTGTTTCGGTAGATAATGTTTTCGGATATACCCAATTATTAATAATATTTTTAACTACCTGTATTGTAACTAAATCAGTACTACTCAAATGATGTTTGCCCACTAGAATCCCCCTTGCTTTAAAATCTCTCTAACCCATTCTCGGTCAGCGAGATAGTCTTGAAACTTACGTTGCCAAAACTCAGGATCAATCCATGGAAGCACAACTTTGAGCTGGTCTTCATTGAGCCGTTCTAAAAACTCAATGCCCGAGTCACAATTGAATACTACCCATGCACTGACTCTACCATTACTTATATGATAACATATTTTATTAGCGTTGCCATATCTAAAATAGTCTACATCTTGGAGACTATCAGTTTCATCTGCGTAACGCTGTATTTCACGGATGCTACGTTCTAGCGCATCCTGTACACTTTCGTTACGCAAGTACTGGCTTAACCATTCTACATAGTGATCCTCCTTGCACCAATGATCCAGCTTCTTGTTATTTTTGAGAAGCCAATCGGTGTAACTTTTAAAGTTAACACACCGAACCGACTGGCAGTGTCTACCATACTTGACGAATGCATTATAGTATGGGCTTTCTACCAGATGTGTGTATGTTTTTAAATTTGCACTACCTTGTGTAAGCTCATAGAATCTTAGATATGCCTGAAAACCCATTTGCACACCTTGTTCTTTTTCCTGCTGATACCTGCGTTTGGGCTCGCATAGATGTGCCGCAAGAGTACTTTCCTTGCGATAAGATTTATCACAATATTTGCAAACATAACGCTGTGTTTCGGTATCAGTCATGTCGCTTGAATTCTCTTGCCAAGTCTTTAAGATCTCCTGTATCATTCTAGTATATTATCCTTTATATACTCTGTCAAGAAATCATTAAGTATTTTGTGTTCGCCTAGTTTTCGATGTTTTAGTTCTTCCGGTGTTTTACCATATTTGTTGACCCCAGCATAGTCTTGACTAGGAACGCCCTGTTCGTGTTGCCAAGGTATAGCACACCATTTAAGTCCTTGAATAAAATTTGGGTATGCATCAAAAAGTTTTAATCTTGGATTTGATGCATGAAAGTCTTTAAAAATAGAATCAGCTTGCTGGAACATCAATACTGTATGACCTCTAGATATTAGGTCCGATTTCAGACTGATTAATCTATACATTAAATCTTCTAACTTGTCTATATCGCTATAAACTTCTTTTGTTCTCAATGCAACAAATTGATCTGTATCTTTTTCAGACCAAAAATGATCCCATCTATTAGAAAACTTTTGGTTTTGTGGATTAGTCCAACGTCCTTCGAATGATGTGTGTTCTGTTTCATTATCTTCAAGTTTTAAAATAGGAAGTTCATACCTAGATACAAATGTTATTCCTAACACATACAATGTTGGTTTATCTGTTAGGTAACTATCTTTAAGAGTTGTTCGGATGATTCTATCATTTGCACAACCAGACTGTGCAAGGTTAACAGCGTCAGCTATGTTTAGTCTGGTAGCTAAATCTATATGACCGCCGCCTCGGTTGTATGCATGCATATAACTGCAACCATTAGAAACCAAACGTTGTATCACCCCAATTCCTTTTTAATTTCCTGAGTAGACATTCCAGCTTGTTTGGCTAGTTCTTTAAGTTCTTTTTTATCATTTATTTTTGCTAATAGCTCTAAATCTTCTTCACTGCGCTCTGGATAAATGCTACGCAAAAACTTAATCGCTTTATTGTTGTTAGTCTTCTTCTTAGGACTAATCCATTTGTGATAACAGTTGCCCATACCTGGACTTATTGTTGTACTCAATAACCATAAAAACTTTTTGTGTTTACTGGCACTGAGATCAAAGAAGTGCTTGTTTAAACGCTCGTTACAACTCGCCAAATAATACTGTTGCAGGATCGGGTCGCCTGTTACACTGCTACCCCAGCGAATCATAAGGAACGGAGCAAACTTTTTTTGCTCCTCATTGGTCATTTCATCAAAGTACTCTCGTCTCTTTGAATCTAATGCACTCATTTCATTTCGTATGTTTAGTCGATCCATGGTCATTCTTTATCAAGTTATAAATCATTATAGCATGGTCTAGTGCTTTACGCAAGCCCTTGTTTGAGCGAGCTAGCTCAAACATACCACGTGCTAGTACTTGTTCGTTATGCAATCTAGTCTGCTCTCTTTGATATGGCGTGTCAGGTAGTTTCAAACGGTCTGCTGAATCTGCTCCAATGGGTCTTGCATACACAGTTGTGCCGCCGTCGGGTGATTCATAGATATATTTGGGCTTGTTCTGAGACATAATATCTTCCAATGTTGCAATTTTGAAAGCCTTCGATTACTTCTCTATGTATGGGCCAGTGTGCTAGGTCTACAGGTTCTGCAACCAACTCATAGTTGTTGTTAAATGTACTAGCAAAATATACTTTAGGTGCTTTGGTTTTGTTAGCACACTCATTAACAAACTTATGATGTATGTGTCCGTAATCTCCGTCTTCGTTGTGTGTTAATATGAGATCCGCTGAACGTATATTACGTGTTAATGATTCTTCAGCTAGACCTACATCAAATGTAAGCAACTCATTTGCTTCTAAATCTCGATAGTGATCCTGGAATCCTAAAAACTTTGTTTTAATATCGTACAGATTCCAAAAGGCAGCGGCTTCTTGTGCCCGATCATCTTTTAGGTCATAGGTCAAATAAACAATAGACCAATCCCAATCTTTAAACTTTTGTATAAAGGGCCATGCAAATATTACACAGTCATCTGGATGCGCTACTGCCGCTATTGCCTTCAATGGTTTCTCCTACCATCAAACACACATATAAATTCTAAAAAATAATCGCCTGTGTTGTGTACTTTATGAAATACGTTGTCCTCTACTAGAACAATATCTCCTGGTTTTACATCAAACTCACGATAGTCTAGTTCCATTTTACCTGTGCCGTTAATAAAATAATAGACTTCTTCTTGTCCAGCATGACGATGTCCAGTGGTGCATTGGTTTGCACGTAGTCTAGTTTTGCTGAGTACAAGATTTTTTAATAGTTTATTATCATACAGCTCGTACTTTTCATTGTCTTTGATTAGCTCGCCGCCAATCCATTCTTCGTTTACTAGATTCGGGTTACCAGATTTTTCCATAGTCAACTACCTCACTTTGTCTGCTGATATCGTTTACAAAATACACACAACGTGGTTTTTCGCCTTCCTCTATCGGAACTGCTAACAGTTGTCCGGGTCTGAGTTTAGGGAAATACCATTTAACATCCTGAAATATATCTTCAATTTCGATTTCTAAAAACTCTGGTCTAAAGCTACTCAATGAATTGAAACTAAATGCTTTGAATCCTCTATCATTGATACTAGTTAGTGGAACAACTTCAAGGTCACCGAACTCAGCCTCACCAATCAATATTTGCCAATCCAACGGCATACGAATTTGTTTGCCTGCAATACGCAAAACCAATGCGCTACTGTTAAAACTTTCTAGAAAAATCAACGGAATAAAAAAGAAGTCAGGGTTTTTTGCATCGCTGTTGTCTAATACTGAAAATCGAAGATCTTCAATCTCTTCAGGCAGTTCAGTCATATCAAATGGCTGGTTTTCTAATGTTAGTATTCTCATATTTTCCAATATTCCTTAATTATTTTATAATATACATCAGCAAGGTACTCCTGGCTTTTTGGATCTCCGTGGTAACCAGGATCAAAGCCTAGTGTTTTATCAAAGAACCATTTGTTAGTAGCATATGCTGGAGTTTCTTCAAAGTCAAGTGTAAAACAACGATCAGGAACTACTTCAGGAAAATACTCTCGAACATCATTGCTGGTCCAAAGATTACAAGCAACAACCAAGAAAGGAATTTTAGCATAGTGCAGTTGCATTATACCGTCACGAATAATCCAACGGTCCATTTGCAATTTCCATTCCGAATCATACATAAAGTTAATATATTGTTTAACTGCGGCTTGTGTGCCTTTATCAATTTTACTAGCACGATAAGGATGATTATAATTTTCTGCAAGACTAAAAATAGTTTCACAAATCATTGTATAAGGATTGTTGCCGTAATTAACATTGTTAATCCCTGCTTCGATATTGTAACCATTTAAGTGTGCTTTTTGTAGGTGTTGTTGTAGATCACTATTCCAGCCTTTATTTTCATCCTTAGGAGGAACATAAGGAGCCGCACTAGCTGGTATTTCCATACGATCATGAAATGTAGGAGCAATAATAGCAAAGGCAGGACGCTGACGAAGCACTTCATCAATTTGAATTCTAATGCCACCGTTAGAGCATCCTTGGCGTGCTAGAATTTCTAAATCCCAGCCTAGCTTCTTAGCTAGTACTTCGCCATATGCAGTACCTGCTAGCTCTTTATATTCTGCGTTTGCTGGAGCACTAAAACTGCATCCACATACCATTAACTTATTCATAAGCAAAATACCAATTCCTGTTTAGTGTATTATACGATGTTCTTAATCTTTCCGATCCTTGTGGTATTACTTTACACATTGTACCAAAGATTGTGTCATGTACATGTAGTTGTATATTGTCTGTAACTGCACGCCATAGTACTACTATACAACACCAATGCATATCAGTCAAGCCTTTTAGGTTAATTTCATGATTAAAACGTTCGTAATCAACATGCCCTTTTTTATTTAAATCCACTGAATGCCATTCTGTTTCGTGTACAACTCTAAAGTGTTCCATAATCTCTGGCATACCTTGTGTGCCTTGGTGTGCCTGATTAAAAAGATTAAAGATTGTGTTTTGTTTAAACTGGTCTGCGGATTGAATAGCTTCTCGATTAATAGCCTCTTCAAACTTTGGATCTATTTCAATCTCAGGTTCGAAACCATATGCTTCACTAGCACTTTGACAAATAGCAAACATAGGATGATGCTCGTAGATTCTAAACTGATATTCTATACGACCTGGAATAAACTCTCCGCCTCTAGCAATAGCATGCTCGCTGATCTCTAATAAATTTTCGTTCCATATGTTGGTGCATAAAACTTCACTAACATAAACATCTCCTGCAACCTCGATATCCATCCAGTTTGCGTTCAGCACTGTAGCACGATCACTGAGCTCACATAGTTCTAGATTCTTACGTGTTAATTCGGCACGTTCCGGATCCATTTCAACGCATGTAACATGTGTTGCACCTGCCTTTAGTGCTAGTATGCTCAACAAGCCTGTGCCTGATCCAATATCTACCACATGCTTGCCCGGCGCTTTTAGCTCTAGTGCGCTTTTGTAAAATCTATTGCGTCCGCCATCGTTAATCATTGGCAAGAACACGCCATTATCACTACGCCATTCAACTGCCATTGATAATCTCCTGTAATGTTTGTGCTACTAACTTTTGTGTTTCAGCATCTGTATGAAAACTGCTAGAAAACTTACCTTGATAAGTCCATGCATGTTCGTATAAAAATTTACATTCATCGTGCAATGATATTGTTGCTATTTTTTGAAGTTTTGCTCTAGCACAATATCCATGATACATTTCTCTGTCGAACCAATCCTGTGCGTCATGATCAAACAAGTAAGCATGATATTGCTTTATTGCATCCACAACTTCACGTGAACCTTCCAAGACTTGTCGATTGGTTACCAGTGTATCTATAGTATGACTAATAAAAGGCGCACGTTCATCGCCGGCATATTTGTTTTCGTTATATGTTGGAAATCCATCGTCATTGCCATAACGTATATTCTTTAGCACATTAGGTGTAGTCCACTGTGGTGCCTTAAGGACAGGATTTGGTGCTAGCATACGACTAGGATCAGTCATACCGTACACGATAATATCTGGATACATCCTTAGTGCTTCATTAAACTGACAGAAGATTGCACTGTTGCTAGCACCTTGTCGTGCTAGGTTTATAACATCACCGTCTAATAGTTCACTAAAATGATAACCTGGGTAGTCCTGAGATGGAGCACAAAAACTATCGCCGCATACTACAACTTTCATTGTTTGCCTCTCAGTGCTAATTCAATAGCACTGTCAATTTTTGCATCAAAACTAGCCGACTTCAAACGCTGAAAGTTTTCTTCAACTTTGTCCATTACACGAATATAATCTTTGCGAATTTCCTCTATGGGTCTGTTTACAAATTGCCATACACTTTTTGTAAACTCTGTGATACGTTCTTGAGGATCGCCTATATTATCATAGTTTAAATTAAACAGTTCTTCAAACACATGGTACCCTTTGTCTCTAAGTACACGCAAACTGTTTGGAGCGGCTGTGTATAAGAATAACTGTCGATGTGCAATAGCATTAAAAATCTTTTCGCTAAAAAATGGTCTTGGTGCCAACCCACGAAAATGTGTATCAACAATTACATTCAAGTAACTGTCATTGAATAAGTCATGTGGTAGAGCATCAAAATCTACACGGTTGCCTATAGTTTCAGTCGGAATTCCTGGTAAGTTAGCAACGTCAGACAAGAATTCGTCTGAAAAATAGTTAAACACATCCGTACCTTTGCCACTATCGCGTGTCCATGTGTAATCAAAGTTTGTTTCCAAACAAGAATAATATAATATTGTTGGACTAATATCTACATTTTGTAGAGTTTTCAGTAAATGTCTACGCCAAGGATAGTCTTTGGTGCTGGTGTACATAACACTGTGTTTACGATAGTGTCTAGTAATGTCTTCAAAACTTTCCGGTCTATCAAAGGTCCAAAAGTGTGTAGCATGTTCATGAAATAGATCACAGTATACTGGAAAACGCACTCCATCTTTGTGCGTATCCCAACGACTGGTCAAAAATACAAAAGGATTAGTTGTGGTTTCAGCAAAATGATTTAGGTATTCAACCAATGGCTGTTGTAGGTGTGAATCCATATATGGATTCTCAAGTACTAGAATATCATCTGGTGCATAGTTTGAGCGATCATTTAAAAACTTAACATATTGATATTCAAAATTTGGAGCTCCTGTTGAATCGTAGTCGTCTGCAAAATCAATGTGTCGAATATAACGATCTTGCCAAGGCTTTTCATGATAGTAATAGCTGTTGTGAAAATCTGTTACACGAAAAAACTTTTCACCTGCATAGCTTTTCTTTTCTCGCAGAGCAATACCCAACACATTTGCAATGTTGTTTTTGATCTCTACTCTATATCCATTCATGTCACGAATATCAAGAGCACGTTGACCAATAACTTCTAAAGGCTCGTTGTCTATGCGACCTTTTTTGAAGTCATCTTCCATACTCCAAATAGTACGATGTACTTTGACTAAATCCTGTATCATATGCTGGATTTTTTCGAGATCGTAATCTTGTTTCAGTTGCTGTTCGTAAAACTCAACTTCTTCTCTATTGCCTTCTGTAAACTTCTCATCTTTTAGCAAAGCAATAGCATAACGATCCACTAGTTCATATACAGGAAACTTCAATTGACTACTCCAACCTTGGGAAAATAACGAATAAACTCTACTGGAGTATTTAAATGTGTTTGCAGACGTGTCCTAATTTCTTCAAAGAAGTTCCATGCTAGTGGCATGTACACACACCGAGTTGGGTCCACATAGTCTGCGAGTTGATCTACACTAATAATAGGTATATGTCTGCCTGGAGTATACAATCCTTGCTTTAGAGGACTGTCGTCGATGATGCATGCTAGTGGCACCTTTGTGTAGTTTAACAGTGTGTTTCCTTTAGCCGCGGCACCATAACCAACAACTTTTATACCCTCAGATGCTTTAAGATTAATAAGAGCTACTAATTCCTTACAAAGTGCTTGTACGTTCTCACTCCACGCAAAATACGTGTCTTTTGTTTGCAATCCTTGTGCGGCTTCTACAGTAAGTATATTATCAACATGTTCTTGGTTAACTGCTTCGTGTCGTAGCTCAAACACATAGCTGGTGCCGTGTATAGGTGTTTTAACAACGTCTGTTAGATGCAAGCCTGCACGTCGAGCTAGCTTGTACATACTGTAAGCATTGTAGAAACTGATATGCTCGTGATAAATGGTATCAAATTCATTGTTTAACACCATGTTGGCTTGGCTAGTACTGAGGTATATGCGTCCTTCTGGGATTAGATGTCTACGAGCAACACGCAGAAAGTCCATTGGATCTGCTAAATGACTGAATGCATTTTGATTGTTGATAACATCAAAGCTCAACACGCCCAATTCTTGTATTGCGTTCTCGCTAAAGAAACCAGTAACACATTGATGCTTGCTGTTTCTAAACTCCGCTAGGTTAGCGGCTGGGTCAATGCCATATGTGGTTTGCTTGCTGAAACTGTCCAGTTGTGTCCCATCATTACAGCCCACATCTAGCACACTATATTCTTCTTTGCCTATGCGCTCAGTTACCCAACGTGCAAACCAATCGCTGTAGTCTTTGATTGTTTGGTTGGTGCCTGTGCGATACAAATAGTCTGTGTAGATAATAGTAGGATCAACAGTATGCGTTAACTGTAGA